GCTTGTAAGAGTATACCTGGTCGTGCTTTTTATTTTGAGACTTACTTACCTGAGTATGGGGCGATGTATGATAAACTTCCTATAAGTGCCTTTCTCCGAGCACCGAAAACGCCGACGCCCGATATGAGTCTAGAGAATCTGCAATTTTGGAATTGTATGGACTATGGTGTGATGGCAATCAATAAAGGTTTCGTATCTTCTATGGATGCGGAGATACGGACAAGAGACCATGGTCTGATGAAAGGTCAGTATATCTTTACTCTTGATAACTACCATGCGAACCCTGATGTGATAGATAATAATGTAAGTGAAGTGCCACAAGAGCATAAGAGTCATAATTGTATCCAACTAGAGAATGGACAGTATGCATTGTATCCTAATAATAGAATGCGTTTGTATGACCTCTCTATAACCCCTCAAGAACCGAAGACACCAGACTTTAAGGTTTCTACCATAGAGTATCAAGTCGAGAATGGGACTGAGTGGGGACGGTTAGGAGATACCGATGATTATTTCTGGGAAACACCAAAGGAGAAAACAAATGGTAATTAAAGTAGACAAATCTGAGGAATTTATAAAAAGTGGGAAGAAACTCATCTCTGAGTACGATGCACAAGAATGGATAGACAAAATTGAAAAGAATGACGAAAGAGAATTGTTTGAGATGAAGAGAAAGAAGGAATTCCTTGACGAGTGCACTAAGTTCAGAAAAGATGGATAAATAAAAGCAGCCCATGCTGTCTTTAAATGCCAGAAGTCTCAACCTTCAAAGATTTGAGTATTACATTCAAAAAACATCCTGTTACTAACGATTTGGTAACAGTGAAGGATAAGGCTGCTGTTGCACAATCAATAAAAGGATTATTACTTACTAGAAGAGGTGAAAGACCATTCCAACCAGAAATAGGAAGTGGTCTACAGGATCTATTGTTTGAACCATTAGATTATGGTACTGCTGGATTAATTAAAAAAGAAATTAAAGAAACTCTCAATAGGTACGAACCTAGAATATCAATTCAAGGACTTAACTGCTATCCACGAACTGACGAGAATGGATATGAAGTGCAATTAGAGTATATGATCTTAGGTAGAGAAGACAGAGCAGTTGGGATAGATATATTTCTAGAGCGTACACGATAATGCCTTATACTCAGGTTGCCAATTTAGATTTTGATAATATCAAAACTCAACTCAAAGAATATTTGAGGAGTCAGAATGATTTTACTGATTATGATTTTGAAGGGTCTGCACTAGCAACTCTGATAGACACTCTTGCTTATAATACCTACTATACAGCGTTCAATACGAACATGGTAGTCAATGAACTGTTCCTTGATTCAGCAACGCTAAGAGACAACGTAGTAGCACTAGCAAAGCAATTAGGATATAGACCAAAGAGTGCAACATCTCCTACAGCATATATTTCATTTACTGTTACCTATACTAATGCAACAACTGATAAAGAATTAAATTTAAAACAAGGAACAGGATTTATTAGTAACTATGATAATGTCATTTACAATTATATTGTTACAAGTGATGTAAAGGCACAAGTAATAAATGGTGTTGCAACATTTAGTAACGTACCAATTAGAGAAGGAACACTATTAACAAACGAATTTGTAATAAACACTGCATCTAAGAGTCAAAGATTTATATTAGATAACCCTAACATTGATACTAATACAGTCTCAGTCACTGTATATCCTACTGGTGGATCTTTTAATGAACCATATTTACTTGCTGATAACATATTAGGAGTTGATGGTGCATCAAAAGTCTTCTTCTTAGATGAAATTGAGGACGGTAGGTATGAAATTTTAATGGGTGATGGTGTTCTAGGTAAGAAACTAGAGAACAATGCACGTATTGATGTATCATATGTAACAACATCAGGTCCTGTAAGTAATGGTGTTAAGGCATTTGTATTTTCTGGTGTGATAGAAAACGAATTTGGAGTTTCTCCTAATGCGTTTACAACAACAATTGTATCAAGCGTTGCTGCATCGGGCGGTGAAGAGATAGAAACAACTGCTAAGATAAAATACACTGCTCCAAAAGCATATGGCACACAAGACCGTGCAGTGACCGCTAACGACTACGAAACAATTGTAAGAAAAGTATATCCAGCAACAAGTGATATTATCATATTTGGTGGAGAGGATCAAGAACCACCAGAATATGGAAAAGTATTCATTGTATTGAAACCAACTGATGCTAGTTACCTTACATCGTTGACTAAATCACAGATCATTGCTGATCTTAAAAAATATGTTGTTGCATCTGTAGAACCACAGATAGTAGATCCTTCTATTCTATTTGTTGAAATGACAAGTAAGATCTATTATAACGGAGGTATGACAGATCAGACTCCTTCTAATATTAGAGATAGCGTAATCACTTCTATACAAGGTTATATTAATGAAAGTGATACTGAAAAATTTAATGGTAAGTTTAGGTATAGTAAGTTTGTGGGTGTTATAGATGATGCTGATGTTAGTATCAATTCTAATCTCACTAGTCTCATGATGAGAAAAGACTTCTATCCTCAGTTAAATTCTACCTTCTATTATGAGGTATGTTTCCAGAATGCCTTTGATGAAGACTGTGACGATCCAGTCTTATCATCTACTGGTTTTAGAGTAACAGAATATCCTAATTTTGATGTCTATGTTGAAGATAGAAATAAGAAAATTGTCCTATATAGACTAGATAGCGTAACTGGTGAGAAAGTTGTTCTAGACAGTGATATTGGCGACATAGATTATGTAAAAGGTGAGTTGAAGATGTATGCTTTGACAATTATTAAAGGTAGTTTCTTTGATAATCGTATTTCACTAAGAGTAAAACCACTATCAAACGACATTAAGGCAATGCGTGAGGTATACCTTGACGTTGACGTTCCTAATTCATCCTTCACTGCATATAAAGAGTAAGTAAATGGTTGCTGTAAAAACAAAGAGAATATCTACTCTGATAGAGACACAGCTTCCTGAGTTCATTAGTACAGAATACGAACTTTTTAGTAAGTTTGTAACGAAGTATTATGAAGCACAGGAGGTACAGGGTGGTACTCTAGACATTATTAATAATATTCAAAAATATGCAGACATTGATTACTATGAAAAGAACTTACTTAGACAACACGATACTTTGGATGTTAGTATCACTAATAGTAGCGACACAATTGTACTACAAGATGCAAGGAGTTTTCCAGAAAAAGACGGATATATTAGAATAGATGATGAGATAATATTTTACGCAACTAGAACTGATACAACCTTAAGTGGATGTTCTAGAGGTGTTAGTGGTAATACAAAAATTGGTGATCTATACAGTAAAAGTAATTTTGTAAGTACAACTGCTACAGCACATGCTGCTGGTCAAACAGTTTACAATATTAGTAATCTTTTTCTTTATGCATTAGTAAAGAATTTTGAGAAACAATATCTAGGTTCATTCCCTGAGAAATATCTTAGAGGTAGTGTTGATAAAAGAACCTTAATAAAGAACATACAGAATTTCTATAAAGCGAAAGGAACTGATAGTTCTATTAAGTTTGTTTTCAATAGTATTATTGATAAGGACTTTGATCCTCTTGATCGTACTAACTTAGCACAGTTTGAGTGGTTTATAAAATCTGAGTTTGATAATATTGCCATAGATGTTACAAGTCCAAATGGTCAATTTTTAGTTGGTGATAGAATCAAAACCACTACTGCTAGTGGAGAGATTGCTAAGATTGTTAGAAATGATCAGAACGTAATTACAAGAGTATATTTAAGACAAGTATCCAGCACCTTCTCTCTTGGAGATAGTGTTACTGGCACTACAGGATCAACATTTACTGCTAGTACAGTATATACATTCCCTAATGGTATTTTCTACATCAACTTTGGTAAATTGCCACAGTTATTTGGAGATTTTGAATATGGCAAATATTATTTTGCACCAGAAGGAATAAGGATCTTCCAAAACTGGCAAATTATATGGAATCAATCTGACCCTTCTAACTTACCGATGCCTATCCATCCAGATGGTCATCCTATGAAGTTTAGTACCACTAGAGAAGGTACATTACTTGGTGGTCAACAATATTACAACAGCAAACCTGTTCTTGGTGTCAAGACAAACTACGATAATGAATTCCAACCAGAATTCATGATGAATGTTGATGAGTCTAATAAGATTTACTATTATTGTGCTTATCATCGTTACATGTCAGGTCTTGATGGTGATGAAGGTTACATGGAGTTGGTTGCTAATACAAGACCAAGAAAAATTGTAAAACCTGAGGTATACAAACCAAGAGATTTTACATATAAAGCATCTAATGCAGATTGGATAAACGTATATGCACTTAAGTGTAAAGTTATATCTGGTGATGTAAAAAGTTTAGTAGGAAAGAAAATAGTTCAATCTGATACAGAAGAGTATGACTATGCAGATGCTGTTGTAGACAATGTATATGCAGATGGAACTAGAGATGATGAGGTAATCTATAATATAGTTTTAGCACCAGAGACAGTTAATGGTACATTTGGTGTCTCAACTAAGACTCAACTTGAGAAAGTGCTAATAGGCACTAAGTCTAAAGGAGATAGGATTGATGTATTCTCTACTACTGGTTGGGATAATACAGGATCAGTATTGATTGGTGATGAGACAATTACATTTAGTGAAAAGACTGTAGGTCAATTTATTATTGACAATAGATTAGCACAGACTGCTGTGCAGCACGATGTTGGTACACCAGTATACAAACCTGTTACAATAGCAGGATCTGGTGTCACGTTGTTGACGATGGGTATTGTTTATAATTTACAACCATCAGATCCACAACCATACTCTTTTGTAGGAGATAAGATACAAGTATCTAATCCTGGTTTTGAGACTTCTGATTCTAAGATTGTAAACGTAGGAACAAATCAGACTAGATGGATATTAGGAACTGGTGCAGCAGTTAATGTTCCTACATTATCTGCAGTTGCTACATCATTAGATCAAGTACCAACAAATGTATCTGCTATACTTGCAGATGATCAGTATTATTATATTGCTAGTTCTAGTTTCCCATCACATAAAATTTTAGATGGTTCTAGTGTTACACAAACAGTATTAGATCAGAAACTTCTTCGTATTATAAGAAAGCAAGCAACTAGAACTACAGAGACATATCCTACACCTAAGAGAGATATAGGTATTGGATTAAATGGTGTTCCTTTCTATGGTCATAAAGATCCAGAAAGTATTAGATATGGAAAATTAGAACAAATTAAAGTTGACCTTCGTGGAACTGGATATGTAAGACCACCTTTTGTTTTAATTGATCAAGTTCCTAATAAAGCGAGAGCAATACTTGCTGGACAAGTTGTAGAAAGTATCACTGTAGATACTACTTC